GATTAGAAATTTTTCTATAGTCCCTGGTGTAGGACAAGTTACAGGAGCTATTGTTGCTTCTCCAGTAAGAATAGAAAGAAAACAAACATTTGATGTTACCTTCCCATCTTTACCTGATGGTGCTTCTTATCCAATTGAACAAGATACTACTATTACACTTACTAATACAGATGTAGTAGTAGATGAAAATGGAAAAAAAGTACCTAATTCTATATATAATATGAGTGGTAGAGTAAGAGATATAAAAGGAAATACTTTTACTATAACCATAGATTTTTGTTCAGTATCTATACCACCTGTAGGTGCTAATCAACAACCTTTAACTTTTAATAAATTTAATGCCGAATTTTCTAAGGCAGCGGCACGTAGTGCTCAAATTATATCCCAAGAATTAGTAACTATAGCTGCAGAATTAAGAGAAATAGGATACCAAGATATATTAAATGATTTAAGGGATATACCACCTAATTTTCCGGGTGTGGGAAAAATAAGAACTGAATTTATAAAAGTTGGAGATTTCATAAATAACATAGGATTAGCAGCAGCTCCGGTAGCAGATGAACTAGATGATGCAGGTCAATTTTTAGCAGGAGGATTAACGTCCAGACAGGCATTAGAAGGATCTAGATTATTTGGTAATCTTTTTAGAAAATTAGAACCTATAGTAAATTTTCAAAATACATTAGTAACTGGTTATCAAGATACTATACAAAATTTAAATAATGTTTTAAGAAATGCTATCCCTTTTGATCAATTATCAAAATTTGTAAAATTTGTAACTGATTTTGCACGAATTATACAAGGAATAGTTAGTATGTTATTAGCTTTACTAAAAACTATTAATGGTATTGTAAAAATATTAACTACTATATTAAAAGTATTTAAAACTATAATAAAAGTAGTAAAAGCTGCTATAGTAGCATTACCTTCTTTATTTACTACAGTAGGTTTAATAGGAGTAATATTAGATAAATTAGACCAAGCTGAGGGAGCATTAGAATTAGCTATAAAGTTTTTAGAAGATCTTTCAAGAAATATAGAAGCAGTTATTAGAGAATTAACTATATTAAAATTAGCATTAGCTAAATTGATAGAAGAAGGGACTAAATTAGCTGCTAAATTAGGTAGTTGTGGAGCTCTAAAGGGTAATGGAATGGAAGCAGGCATAGCCGAAATGGTAAGACAAGTTAGATTTTCTTTAAGAGGATTAACAGGTACACTACCTAATGAAGATTATTATCCTGATGACCCAAACGCACCAGGAAGAGGATTACAAAGAGATAAAAACCCTGATGGTTTACAATCATTTGTAAGATTACCAGGTGGTGAAATTATGTTTGTTAACGATACTATTATAGGATTTGATGAAAATGGTAATTTAATATTTTTTGGTAATTTAACATCTTTATCTACTGGAGTAGCATTTAATGATACTTTAGGTCAAGATTTTAGAAATAGAAATTTAAAATATTATACTTTTGATAAATTTAGAAATTCACAAGCTTCAATGTTAAACGAAGCAGATAGATTAGCTAATGAAAGAAATAATAGAATTCAAGAAGTAGATCCTAGTGATAGATTTGGAAATTTTGCAGAAATATATAAAGGTTATACTATTAAAATACAAGAAGAAATAGAAGATAATGTTAATGCCCAAACAGCAACTAGAAGAAGAGGTATAGCATTAGATAGTGATGAAAGAATAGTAGTATCTACAGAATTAACTTTTTCTGATAATTTACAACAATTAGTAAGAGAAGTTAAATTTCAAATAGATAGAAATATTAATGAAGGTATATTAGGCATAAATACTAGTGATACTCAAGCTAATGAACCCTCAGATGCTGATACTCTTAATTTAGCTAGAACTATAGGTGCCAACCCAGTGGCTGTAGCTAACATAGAGGCAGAAAACAATGATAAAGCATCCTCTAGATTACCAGATACACCTGCCAGATCAGTTAAATCTAGGGTAGGTAATCAACCTTTTGAATCCAACGCTAATTCTCCTATTCAAAGTAGAGGTACAACTACGGGTGGTTCAAATAAAAGATCTATTAATGTAGGAGGAGTAGCACAAGCAGGATTAGATCAATTTATAGAGGAAACACCTTCTTTAAAAACATTAGCTGGAAACTTAGGTACTATTAATAGGGCTACTACAGATCAACTATCTAATATTATGAACAGACCTGGAGTAGAGGATATGACTGAGGATGAAATGATAGAATTACTAAAAGACGATATATTAACTGGATTAGATCCTAACCCAGAAAAAATTGAGGAAGTTAAAGAAAAAACCCAAAAATGGTATGAAGGTATTAGAGCCAAAGCTAGATTATCATTTGATGCTCTGGCACAAAATCAACAACAAGGAGGAAAAAGTGGAAGAGGAGGTAAGTTTAAAAGAAGAGGTGGTCTTACTACTGGTAGATCTAAACCTGAATTTGAACCATTTGTTACTCAAATTGAATTAAAAGAAATCCCTAAATGGATTAAATTACTTAGAAAACAAAAATACAGTCAAAATGAAATTGATGCTGGATTGCAAAATGAAGGAATTAAGGACAAATATGAAATCAAAGTTGATGATGATGGTAAAATAGATATTAGAAAAAGAATTGCCTTTAAGGAAGGAAATTTTAATAATAGAAACAGATAAAATGATTTCACTTATACTACAAATAATTAAATTCGTAATTGTTAGATTAGCATCTGCTAGGATTTTAAGTAGCTTTAATTCACAATTACTAAAAATAGATGCTTGGTTAGAAAAACATCTTAATATTGATATAATAAAACAAGAAGAAAAATTTTATCAAAAATACCCTAATATTGAAAAAAGATTAAAAGATATTGAAAATAAATTGGAAGAAAAATTAGACGAATAAAAAATACATTAAATAAATATTTATAATCATGAAATTAGAAGCTTTTAGAAAAGTAATTAGAGAAGAGGTAAGAGCAGTAATTAAAGAAGAACTTTCATTAATTATGCAAACTCCTATAACTGAAACTAAAACAGTAAAAAAGCCGGTTGTAGAAGTACAAAATAAAAAATCTACACTATCCGATATTATAGAAGAACCCAAATCACAAAATAAATCTACAAAACCTTTGTTTGAAGGAGTAGGAGCACTTTCAGATGTATTAAATCAAACACATGCTGAAGGGGGTTGGAGAAATATGGGAAGTATGACGGCTAAGGATGCAGTTTCATATCAGGGTGGAATGCCTGGACAAGAAACTAAAGTAGTGAATTCAGTTAATGATATGGTAGCGGGACAAAAAACTTCAGATATCAATCAAGTAAGTATTGATTCTGTACCAGATTTTTCTGGATTAATGAGTAATTTAAAAGATAATGGCAAAATATAATGGCTGATTATTTATTTAGAAACGTAGATATTTTAGATTTAAAACCTAGTACAGGAGTAGGTATAAAAATACCTTTTGACGGTGCAACTGGTATTACTAGTACTTTCACTACACAGGACGCTATAAAATCTAATTTATTAAATTTTCTTTTAACAGGTAAAAGAGAAAGAGTATTAAACCCAGAATTTGGTTCAGGTTTAAGAGAACTAATGTTTCAACCCCTAACAGATACTTTAAGAGGACAAATAGAGGAATTAATTTTAGGTGGTGTAAGTGAATTTTTCCCTATAGTCCGAATAAATGATTTAGATGTAAGTTTGGATCCGGATAGATCCACTACTACAATAACAATAAACTACTCAGTAATTAATACTAATATTGAGGATGAAATTCAAATAAATGTAAATAATGGCGGAGTCTAAACAGGTACAATATTTAAATAAAGATTTTGATGGGTTTAAGCAAAAATTATTAGAATTTGCTCAAATATATTACCCTAATACTTATAATGATTTTTCAGAAAATTCACCAGGATTAATGCTTGTTGAAATGGCATCTTATGTTGGTGATGTACTATCATTTTATGCAGATAATCAAGTCCAAGAAAATTTTGTAGAATTTGCTACACAAAAAAATAATTTATTATCATTAGCATATAATAATGGTTATTTTCCCCAAGTAACTAATGCTTCAACAGCTGATGTAGAAGTTTTTCAATTAGTTCCTTCCACTATTACTAGTGGATTAGTAGAACCTGATTTTAGCTATTCAATGATTATAGAAGAAGGAGCTCAACTAAAAGGCTCAGCTACTCCTTTTTACATAGAAGATAAAATAGATTTTTCAATATCAAGTAGTTCAGATCCTACTGATATATCAGTTTATTCTGTTGATTCAGATGATAACCCAAATTTTTATTTATTAAAGAAAACAAAAAGGGCAGTATCAGGACAATTTAAGCAATCCACTTTCACATTTGGAGCTCCCGAAAAATTTCCTACTCTTGATTTAGAAGATACTAATATCATAAAAGTAACTCAGGTAACTGATAGTAATGAACAACTATATTACCAAGTTCCTTTTTTAGCTCAAGAAACTATTTTTGATCCACAACAAAATATAGCTCAAAATGATCCCAATTTTGCTCAATATAACGATACTACTCCTTTTTTACTAAAAATAAGAAAGGTACCTTATAGATATATTGCAAGATATAAAACAAATGACAGATTACAACTTCAATTTGGATCAGGAATATCATCGGGACCTGATGAAACTATAATCCCCAATCCTGATAATGTAGGATTAGGGTTGCCTTATGGGGTAGATAAACTAACTACGGCCTTTGATCCCTCTAATTTTTTATTTACAAAAGCTTATGGAGTAGCTCCTTCTAACACTACTATCACTGTAAATTATTTAGTGGGAGGAGGTGCATCAGCTAATGTACCAGCTAATACTATTACTTCATTTGAATCTGGTAGTTTATCATTTTTTGGGGCAGGTTTAGATGGCACTTTACAAAATACAGTTAGGGATTCTTTAGCATTTAATAATCCAGGACCTGCTGTAGGAGGGGGAGATGGCGATACAAATGAGGATATTAGATTAAATACAATAGCTCAATATCCTACACAATTAAGAACAGTTACTAAGGATGATTATATAATAAGATCTTTATCTTTACCATCAGAATATGGTACCGTATACAAGGCTTATGTAACTCAAGAAAACGAACAAATTTCAGATCTTTTACCTGTATATGATGAACATAATACTAATGC